GTGTCAGGGCGCAGCCTGACCATCAATGGTCTGTTTTGGGTGGCCATTTGGCTCCTTTAGTTGCACTGTGAATGCACCGAATAATAACCGAATAGCTCACCTGGTAGCCGATACTAGGGTAAGCACCTATAAATTATTTGTTTACAAAGGGTTTGACAGCAAAAAACAACTTAGGCAATATTCGTTTTGTATTGCACAGTGCAATCACCAACCACCGAGAAACAGGAGTTGAACATGAAATTAGTCGAAATCTATTTGCAGCCAGAGCGTTACAACCCACGCATCAAAGCAACCGTTTCATCCTGGTGGATTGCTGTGTATGACAACGGCACAGAAACCAGTATTTGCCCCGATTACGCTGCACGCAACGCCGAGGAAGCAAAGCAAATCCTCATCAAGTATTTGGTGGGGGTTTAATCATGGCCAAATACGTTGCTTATTACCGCGTTTCCACAGACAAGCAGGGCGCCTCTGGCCTGGGCCTCGAGGCACAGCAGGCCGCTGTGGCCCCATACGCCACACAGATCATTCACTCGTTTACCGAGATCGAGTCTGGCAAAGACAACGACCGCCCACAGCTCGCAGCTGCAATTGCGATGGCCAAGAAAGCTGGCGCAGCTCTGCTGATTGCCAAGGTCGACCGCCTATCGCGTAAGGTAGGGTTCCTGTTTGCCCTACGCGACTCTGGCGTCAACATTGTGGCAGCCGATATGCCACACGCTGGCACCCTCGAGTTTGGTGTACGCGCTATTTTCGCCCAGCACGAGCGCGAGGAGATATCTCGCCGCACCAAGGCTGCCCTGGCAGCCGCTAAAGCTCGCGGAGTTAAGCTGGGGTCACCCGACCCGGCCAAGGCATCAGCTGCAGGCATCGAGGCCGTCCAGGCCAACGCAGACGCATTTGCCCAGCGTGTTGGCCCAGTGGTCCGCGAGATCATCGCTAAGACCGGGTCCAAGTCACTGCGCGACATCGCAGCTGCTCTGTCAGCTCGCGGGGTGTGTACGCCACGCGGCAATACAACGTGGTCGCCTAGCCAGGTGGCCAACCTAATGAGACGGGCCGCCTGATGTACGGCGTCCTGTTTCTGGTCGGGTTTGTGGCAATCACGTTGGCCATTGGCCGGGTGATCCACCGATCAGACCGCATCCACTGCAACCGCCTGACCGGCCAGCAGAAGAGAGAGCTGGGAAAGATGGTCGAGCAGCTGCAGAATCACGCACCACGCGATAACTAAACCAGAGGAAAACTATGAAACGAAAACCCGATTTATATGTAGACCCACGCACCAACCACGCTCGCAGCTGGCGAGATATGTTGCCCATCGAGCCAGCCGAGGTCGATGAGCCAACCTGGCTGAAGGTGGCAGGCGCTGTTGCCCTGGCCGCTTTCTTTTTAATCGTTGCGTTTGTTTGAGAGGCTCACTCTATGAACCAGAACGCATGGATTCTTGAGGAGCTGCAACGTGGTGTTCACGTTACGCCTATCGCTGCGCTGGCCGGGTGCCAGTGCTTTCGCCTGGCGGCCAGGATCGCGGAGCTGCGCGAGGTTGGCCACAACATTCACACCACAATGATTTACACCAACGGCAAGCGCTACGCGAGCTATCGACTAATCAAAGCAAAAGGAAAAAGAAATGGTAAGTAAAGTCACCCCCGACACAATGATGTCGGCGTCACGTCTCACAGCTGTAATGGGCCTGTCAAAGTACCGGACCCCCAACGATGAGCTCGAGTGCTCAATCAACGCGATGCAGTTTATCGAGCGCGAAGATATTGGCAACGAAGCCATGGCCTGGGGCAACCTTATGGAGCCCTTGATTCTCACCCAGGCAGCGGAGCGCCTGCGCCTGTCTGACCTGGTAATCGATCACCCCAGCGCCAGGTACCACGCGGAGCTGCCCCTGTGCTGCTCGCTCGATGGCACCGGAGATGGTGGCGGCCAGGTAATCCACCACGACCCAGACAGCGGCATCTATGTCGTTGGAGCTGACACCATCAAGCTAGATGGGGTCGGCGTGCTCGAGGCCAAGCTCACAGCGATGGACGTAGAGGACACCCCGCCACTGTGGCGCGGCCCGATTCAGCTGCAGGCACAGATGGACATCATCCACGCCAAGTGGGGGTGCGTGGCCACACTCTACCGCGGCACAACCATGCGGATTTTTTTGTTTGAGCCGCACCAGGAAACCATTGACTACATTGCCAGGGTGACCCGAGAGTTCCAAGACAAGCTGGACAAGTGGAAGGAGACCGGCGAGATCGACTACTACCCACCAGTTGATGGGGAGCGCTGGCCAGAGCACAGAGGTCCGTACCCATCGAGGCCAGACCCAATCGAGCTTGGGATCGATGCCGAGGAACTCGCTCATAAAATTTTTAGGGCGAAACAGGAGCTGAAACGAATTGAAAAAGATGTGGCAAAAGATGAGAAGGCGCTCAAGGACATGATGGACAACGCTGAGTTTGCCGAGGCCGGGAGATACGACATCAAGTGGCCAATCAAAAGATACGATGCCCAGCCTGCGAAGACGGTACCCGCGAAGGACGCATACACCATCAGGCAATCAACCCTGTCAATCAAGGAGGCCAAAAAGAAATGAGCCCAGGAGATCACAAACTAATGAACTCACGTTTGCAGGCAGCTCTCAAGCTGCAGGCGCTGTGCTTTGACGCTGCCAACCGAACACCGGGCAGCTTTATGAATCGGGACCGAGCGATGGATGTGGTTGACGCGTTGGTCAACGTCGTGCTGGATACCATGGATCAATTTTTAATCGAGGAGAAACACAAGTGAATCTACAAGTACAAAACAACCAGGGCTTCGCGCCCGTGACGTTAGATGAGGCCATGAGGTTCTCGGATATGTTGGCCAAGTCTCAGATGGTTCCCAAGGCGTACCAGAACAAACCAGAGGATGTCCTGGTAGCTATCCAGTGGGGACGTGAGCTGGGCCTGGCACCGCTCCAGGCGCTCCAGAATATTGCGTGCATCAATGGCAAGCCAAGCGTGTACGGCGACGCAGCCATGGCCTTGGTTCAGGCCAGCGCAGTGTGCGATGACATCGAGGAGTACCTTGAGAACGAAGGGAGCCCAAACTATATTGCGGTGTGCGTGGCCAAGCGCAAGGGTCGCACTCCGGTGACGGTTAAGTTCTCGGTCGAGGACGCCAAGAGAGCTGGTCTCTGGGGAAAGCAGGGACCCTGGTCTGCGTATCCAAAAAGAATGATGCAGATGAGAGCTCGAGGTTTTGCGTTGCGCGATGCGTTCCCAGACGTGCTCAAGGGATTGATCACCGCTGAAGAGGCCGAGGACTACCCGAGCCAACCAGAAAAAGATATCACCCCCGCGAAGGCCACCAGGAACCCGCTAGACGCGCTGCCGAGGCCAGAGCCTACCGTTGCCCTGCCCGAGATATTCGAGCCCGTTGTGGAGGTCGACGATGGCCAGCGCCACCACGTCGAGGTTGAGCAGGCCCAAGAGGGGGTCGCCCAGGAGCCCGAGGGAAAGTCTGAGTCGTCTTACTTTCTATTTGTGCCTGGCAAGGATGAGCCGGTAGCCGAGTACCCGACGCTATCTGATTGGGCCGCGGCCTATGAGGTGATGGCAGACAAGACAGCTCGGGCAAAGCTGCGCCCACCTCGGGAGAGGATGACAGCGCTGCGCCAGCTCAAGGAGGCCAACGAATTAGTTATGAAAAAAATTACACCTGCCGATAGGATCAACCACACGGCAGCCTACAGTAAGCGCCTGGCCACACTGGGCGCCATGTTAGAGGGAGAGGCAGCATGAGATATCTAGTGTTGGTGTTGCTATTGTCGGGGTGCGTGAGCAACCCGGTAGTGGACGCGCCCAAGACCCAGGAAATAGTGATGGACAAGCAAGTGCAGGCGATGTCTCGTAATGAGGTGATCATCGCTGTGCGCGAGTGCGAGAGCTCTGGCCTGAGAGCTGTGGTGATAAACGGTAAGCGCAAGATCAACGGGTTCACCACAGACATTGTGGTGGACGTGACCTGCGCTCCCCGGTTTGTGTTCTAGGCAACCAGACCAGGCAGGTAGACTGTTTTGCCTGCCTGCTTGGTCGCCGTTAGGTTTTGTTTTTTAAGGTTCGATGGGTCGTAGGAAACGTGGACCCACCCAGAGTCTGGGACACCCGGCGTGTAGAACTCAAGTATCAGCTGGGTGTACTCCAGGTTGTCCATGATCCAAATTGCTAGGTCCGCGTTTGGGATGCTCGGGATTTCGATGTCCGCTGCTTGCCCTTTGCAGTGGTCCGACGTGGGCGAGCCACCAACTTTTTGGTTGGCGGCGGGGCTGCGGTAACCGGAGTTGACTTTGACCCCCGTGCTGAAATGGTCTCTAACAGGTTGAAGAATCTTTTCACATAGTCTTTTAAGGTTTTCAATTTCGGTCTCCCCAGGCGTGTTGTCAATGTTGTGGCGCAGAGCGGTCTCGCTCTTTACCAGTTCCTCTAAAGTAAAGTTGGCTGTCAGGTTCATTTCTTTTTATCCAGAATGTCATCGAGCTGCTGGGATTTTTCTTTGCTGCCTGCGCTCGATCCAAAGTAGTAGCCCAACACCATCGTGACCGCGCTGGTTAGTGCGCCCAGGACATAAATCAAAATGTCCTTGGAGTTTGCGTCAACGTCCACAAAGATAATCACGGCAAACAAAATAAACGTGAGCCCCACGGTGCCGAGTGCCAGGATCGGTGTAACAATTTTGTTAAGCATCGGAGCAGCTGCGCTGGTGGCAATCTCGATCTCGCGCTTGCGAGCTGAGTCCATCTCCTTGACGTGCGACTCCAGCTCCGCGAGCTGGCCTTTCTGTGCCATCTCCATGAGCTTGGCCTGGGCCTCTGCTTTTGCGCCAGGGTCAGGCAGAACCTTGTCAAGAACCTTCTCTCCGATTGAGAGTAGAGCTGCGATTGGTAGCATCGTTATCCTTTCGTTGCGAGATATAAACCAATGTTGCTGAAAGCGTAACCGGCAAACACAATGGCCATTGCTAGGTTGCCCCTGGTGCCCTGTTCAAATCCTATGTAGGCGTAGACACAGCCCACAAAAATAATAAGCCACGGGCTCATACGCGCTGGCCACGGAAGTAGGCAACGCCATCGATCACCTCGCACAGCTCGGGCGGCAGCAGCTTGCCATTCTCAAACGTGAGCACGACAAACCCAGAACACCAATTGACCGGGTTCATCTCGGTGTAAGTGAACTGATCGCCGTATGGCTCGGCCAGCGTGCCAGAATCCACGCCCCACCTGCGCCCATCGTAGTCAGAAAATGGCGTGACCTTGAGCTGGTGTAGGTGCCCGGTGATGATGCTACGGCCCGATTTCAAAGCATTGTTCCAGGGGGCGTGCGAGCCCCCATGCCAGCGATGTTTTATGACTACTGACTGGTTTATGTCCACCCGCCACCCTGTGTGCCAGCCAGGAAAATACGCAAACAAATCGCTGAACTCTGATAGCTCTGGAGCGTGAGCTGCAATGTAATTAAATAGGCGCACATCGTGGTTGCCATATGTCCACAGCTTGGTTGCATTTTTGGATGCGTTTGCAATCTCATCTAATCGATCCTGGCACGCCTCAATCTCTTGCTTGGGTGTTGGGGGGTTGGTGTTCATCAGCGTTGGGTGTCGGCTGATCCTGGCTCCATCGAAGCAGTCCCCGTTCAAGATACAGGTCTGTGCCTTAAACTCGGTTAGCAACTTGACGAATGCCTTGTGAGCTACAGTTGATTCGCCTGGCCAGTAGTGACAATCGCTGGCAATGAATACATGGCCATTGTCTACCGTGTGATCTATCACTCGGCGATTCTCGGGTATGTAGGTATTGCGGCGGCTGTCCTGGGGAGCAGCGTAGGTTGGCAGGGAGATGCCGTACTGTATTTGGATCTTGGCCTTGCGAGAGGCAAATGCCCTGACAGACATACCAACGTGTTCGGCAGCTATCTTAGTGCTGCCAAACCGTTTCATCGCCGAGATAATTTCCTCGTCAGATACTCTTTTTAGTGCCACGGATTCTCTCCAGTTTCATCTCATCGATGGGGCCGTGCGAGCTGGTGTCGTACATACACGCAATCTCAACGGCCTCGCGTGGGCTCTTTCCCAGGTGCATGGCCCCCATTGCGTATCCAGCTCCGGTGCCAATGGCAAAGAACGGATTCTTAATGGGCACGGGTATGACCGAGCTCTCGTATACCCACAGCCCCTGTGCGTTTAGCATCAGAATGCTGATGTCGGTATCCGAGTCCAGGTCACCTCCCTGGTCTAGCACCTGGTAGAACTTGAGCAGCTTTTCAAAGTCACCGGCACCGCCGTAGATGCAGCCCTTGCCACGGCGCAGTTTGTTTATCAGGTAGTAGCTGTCATCGGAGCTGACCATCGAATCAGCGGCCATCTCACCTGTCAAAAAATTTGCAGCGATGGTTGTCACCAGGCACCCATCAGTTTGAATGTTGCGTAGATGATCCCGGACAGAGTAAAGATAATGATCCAGGTCAGCCGCTCTTCAGCTCGCAGGCGCTGGAACTCATGGTCGAGTATCTTGTTTTCTTTTCGCATTTGCGTGATCAATGCATTCACCTCGTTGACCGCAGCTCTGCCAAACTCTTTCTCGACATCTTGGTACATCCCTTCCTCAGCTGCTCTGATCTTTCGCACCTCGCGGTACTCGTTGGCGGCGTCGATGAATACCAGGTCACCACGGCGTTGCAGCTGGAGCTGCTTGCGCTTCCAGGCTATGCGAGCTCGGGCCTCCTCATCGAGGAAGCTGGAGACCTCGGCCCCGGTCTGCTTGATCTCGCGGCCAACCTTGATGGCCTCCTTGATGCCACCGAGCGCTTGCCTGGCTACGTCTGCTGGGTTCCCTGGGTCAGGTAGCTTTGTCACGGGTGAGCCTGTATCCAATCCGTTGTAGGTACAGGCCAGCTGCTACCAGTAACCTGCCTAAAAATTTCACAGCTTTGCGACCAGGCCAATCAGCAGATTGATTGCCCAACCCATTGCGCCGATCAGGGCCACGGTTGCCCCAATCAGGCCAACCTCGATGCGCTTTAGCCTGGCGTTGGTCGAGCGAAACTGCAGCTCAATGCCAGCGTATCGCTGACTGCATACCTGTTCGTGAGTGTCGAGCTGGCCCTTGACCTGGTCTGCCGTTGTCATGCCTCGTCCTTTTCTTTCTGAGACTCTGCCTGCTCCTTTATCTTTACTACTAAAGGCCAAGCACCGCTAGATGTCGGCAACTGTCCCAGAGTAGCAAGGATGCCGTTGACTTCTTCTATTGTAAGTGAGAGTTTGATTTCCATGATTAGCAAGCCATTAGCACACACGGTACGCAGTAAGAGCCGTCTGCGTAGGTGCAAGTAACATGATTGGATGTGACCTTGGCAACAGTCTTAGAGCGCACAATATCGTCACCCTGTGGCTTAGCAGTACCGTCACCAGCAGACATTAGCAACTCACCACGCTGTACAGTCACGCCTTGGGCAATGCGGATAATCATATCGCCAGTCATTGCCATGTTAATCTCGTCAACATTGTGGGCTTCGTCATGTTCCCAGTTAACAAACACGCCAGCGACATTGGCATCACCTTCGACATCAGAGACCTTGACCTTGTTTAACTGCTCGTTGTCGACTGGGTTGCCGTCAGCATCGGTGTAGACATTCATCTCGTCGAGGTTGGAAAGAACAGTACCCTTCTTGAGTGACTCGTCTTTTGCGGATAAGGTCTGCGCCCAGCGAGCCAAGTGACCACCGTTGTATGAAACAGTTGTGCCTGATACGGAGATATTGCCTTCTAAAGTGTTACCTTGATAAAAGTTAATTAAGTTGCCATCCGTTGTTTGACGATTTATATAAAGAGGAATTTCATTTGATGCAACCAAATATGTCGTAAAGTCACTTCTAAACTTTTGTCCTTCGGTGGTAATTAATTCGTCAGTAGAGCCTCTTAACAAAGAACCGCTGGAGTTGATACGCATCCTTTCGGTTGTTGCACCAGCATTTGTTGTTTCAAAGCCAATATAACCCGCTTCTGAACCAGCAGTATTAGTCGTAACTGCAGAAACAATCTGTGCATAAATTTGCGCTGCTGAACCGCTATCTGTACCAAAAAACTGAACGCTTGCAATTTCACCAGTACCAGACCCACTAGCAATGCGAAGCTGGTTAGTGCCAGAAGATTTATAGGTGTGTAGTGTTGTTGCAGGAGTACTCGTACCAATACCAACATTACCTGCTTGCGTAAATCTTACAACTTCTGCAACAGTCGCAGAACCATCAGGCGTAGTACCAAATACTATGTCTGTTGGGTTATCACCTGCGGCGTGAGTGCCGGATGCAGTTGCTTGAATAAGAGCCAAAGCAGTCGGTGTATTAGAAGTGGTATCGTTTCCGTAAAAAGCAATTTGACCCAAATTGTCAGCGGAAGAAATACTTGTATCATTTCTATAAAAATTAAAACTAGGAGCAGCGTTTACTCTCTCCAAAGCCATAAAACCAGCAACATCAGCACCGACAGCCGTAGTCCCGCCTACCAGCAATGTACCAGCGGAGGTGATACGCATACGCTCTGTTGAGCTTCCATAAAACATGGTTTCATAAGCACGAAGATGTAATGTTGAAAATCCAGAGCCCGTTTCGTTTGCGGCATCTAAACGTACAACAGTTCCAGTTGTAGTTGTTGTTGGGCTTAGAACAAGTGCTGTTGTTCCATCTCCTGTTT